CTTGAATTGAACAAGGTCTATGGCCTTGTTTATGTTACCGATGACATGCTTGAAGACATGGATATGATGGCTGCATACATCAATAAGAACGTGCCAAAAGCTATTGAGCTTAACATTGAAGACAAGATCTTTAATGGTACAGGTAAAGGCCAGCCCCTCGGTATCCTTAAATCCCCCTGTCTCGTATCACAGGCAAAGACAACTTCACAGACAAAAGAGACTATCACGGCGTTGAACCTCTTCAACATGTATTCACGTCAGCTTGCCGGAACCGTTGGTAACTCAGTATGGTATTACAATCAGGATGCACTTCCACAGCTCATGACATTGACTCAGGGTAATGTTAACTTGTGGCTTCCAGGCGGACAGATTAAAGACGCTCCTTATGGTATGCTTCTCGGTCGTCCTATGTTCCCATCCGAATATTGCGCCACACTTGGAACCGTTGGCGACATCATCCTTGCAGACATGAGCCAGTATCAGGGTATTGAGAAAAAAGGCATCAAGTCTAATGTATCAATACATGTTGAGTTCTTGACAGATCAATCAGTATTCAAATTTAGCAAGCGTTTCGATGGTCAGCCAAAACTTGACAAAGCAATCACCCCTCTTAACTCCGCAGTCACACAGAGCCCATTTGTGGCCCTTGCAACAAGAGGATAATTATTACGGGGGCTTAATTGCCCCCTATTGAAAGGAATTTTAAAATGAAAAGAGCAGTTCTAGCAGAAGAAGCACACATTGTAAATATTCTCCCACCTGTTGACATCAACGGGGGAGCAGTGGAATCAGACTATTTTTCAATGAAGGAATCAGCACATGCCTCGATCATTCTTACGCTTGGCGTAACGGGTGCAGCAAGCACGGTGACATTGTTTGAGTCCGACGATGCCGCAGGTACAACTGAGACAGCTATCGCCTTCTCTGTTTACAAAGAAGAAACCGCAGCAGGAGACACACTCGGAGCACGTACAGCAGTAGCCGCAGCAGGTTTTGCAACATCAACAGAAAATAGCATCACATATGTTATTGAAGTTGACGCATGTGATCTCACTGACGGCTACCCCTATCTTGTGTTGAAGTTGTCAGACCCCGAAGTAGCAACACTTGTGTCAGCCGTTGCAGTTCTTTCAGGCAATCGTTATGCACCAGCAGGAACACAGATCGTATAATGCTATTACTCTGTAAAATAGGCAGGCTTGCAGGAACCATCGTCGATTATCCATACCTCATAGGTGAGGCTTTAATCGCTAATGGTCGTGCTGTTCGTCTTGAAGATGAAGAAGTTATGCCTATTTTGCAGCCTGAAACAGTTAAAAAAGTTGTTAAGATCAAACGGAAGACGAGAAAGGCGAAGAAATGAATTTGGAAATAACAGTCGCTCCTACCTCCGAACCGTTTGATCTTGATAATTCAACAGGTACAGGCGCTAAAAATTGGCTAAAAGTTGTGGATGATGACGATGACGGGCTAATTGAAGCACTAATCAAGGCTAGTCGTGAGCAGTTCGAGCATAAAACAGGCCGCACAGCACTGACAACCACTTACACAGCTTACTTTGACCGATTCAGGGGGCGTATCATCAATCTTGAGAAGCCACCTTTGCAGACGGTCACAAGCGTTAAGTATCTTAATAAGTCCTCAGTGTGGACTACGATACTCTCAACATGGTACAGGGTAGAGGCTAAAACAGACTCAGGCGCTATCATTTTGCTTGATGACTACGAATGGCCTACCGACCTACTTGATGGCCCTAATGTTATTGAAGTTGTTTATGTGGCAGGCTATGCAACAGCAGCAGCAATGCCCGAAACTAGCAAACAGTGGATGAAATGCCTCGTCACGGATATGTACGAAAATAGACAGTCAGATACGCCATCGACAGTTAACCAACATAAATTTATAGATGGCCTTTTAGATTCGCTAATAGTGCCATGGAGGTTTATATCATGAAAATGATTCTTTTTACAATAGCAATGCTGATGGTTAGCTGTTGCTATGCCGACCCGATGGTTAGCGTTGCATACTGCACAGAGGCTACAGGCACAGCATCAATCAGCCCGACGAACATTACAACAGTTTACGCAGGCGTTGACAAGTACTCTAAAGGGTTCAACTTTGCGACTACTGAAAACCAGTCGTTTAGCATTAAAATCGACGCAGGATCGGCTACTTCTTTCGCTGTATCAGTTCAGGCTTACGCTGTAGACGCAGACGGCACAGTGTATTGGGAAGATTGCAGCCCTGCTAACAGCTTTGCATTTACCGCAGATGCAGAGGTCAGATATGCTTTATCACTGCCTGTTGGTATTGCATTTAGGTTTAAATTTACGGCAGATGCCGCAGAAAATTATGAAATAGAAAGGCTAATGGTAAGCTACAAATGAAAACTAAGCTAGTTACTACAGTACAGATCACGGATAACACAGGCAGTGGAGACTTTCCTGCCGATGGTTCATTTTCAGAATCACTTGTATCATCTTTGACAGATGGCGCAGGGGATGACAAGGCTCAGATCGTATTTGCTGACACTCGAACACTCGCAGGCAGCGCAACAGAAGACCTTGATCTTGCGGGATCACTCAAAGACAATTTTAACAAGACTCTGACATTCACAAAAGTGAAAGCTATTTTCGTACAGGCTGACGCAGACAATGCGGAGGCTATCGAGATCGGTCCTGCTTCTGCTAATGGATTCCTCGGCCCATGGGCTGACGCTTCCGATGTTACGAAGATTGACGACTCAGGCGCTTTCATGGTGACAGCTCCCAAAACAGGCTGGACAGTTACAGCCGGAACAGTCGATCTTATCACTGTTACAGCAGGCGCAAGCGGTGGATCTTACACTATTGTTATCGTTGGCGAAGGTACATCAGCATAATGTTACTCACAGGCAGGCTTGACAGAAGAATAGATGTCCTTTATAGGGCTGATTTTGTTAACTCTGCCACGGGTGAAAATATACCATCATGGTTATTGTTCAAGAGGTTGCCTGCTCAAAAGGTTGTTAATGGTACAGCAGAGCGGGTAATCGGTGCAGAAGTTGTCAGTGCCTCATCAGTGGTCTTCAAGGTTAGATATCGTGAAGATGTAACAGCCAGGATGAAAATTAGATTCGATGATGTTATCTATCAGATTAAGGGCATTTATGAGGCGCAGGGCGGCAGATATAGAGAGTCTTTTATAGTTTGCACAGTAGAGGAGCCACAAGATGCCCGAAGCAATTAAAGGCTTGGATCAGCTCATTAAAAACATGGCTAGTCTCCCTGACAAACTAAAGGGTGATGCTTTTGTGGCGGGTACTCGTAACGCTGCAAACGTATTTGCCAAAGCTGCAAAGGCTAGATGCCCTTATGGTAAAGGCATTGATACAGCCTCACAGAATAGAATCAAGACTAAAAAGAAGCGCATACATTTAAGAGACACTATCAAGACCACCCGCAGATATGCTAAGGCAGGCCATATCGAATATATTGTACACGCAGGCAAGGGCTTGAGATACGGTCATCTAGTAGAGTTTGGCAGCGCTCCACACACAATAACAAGCAAGCACAGCGGCTTATACTTTAGCGGTAGAGTTATTATGTCAGTAAGGCATCGTGGATCAAGAGCTAAGCCCTTTATGCGTCCTGCATTTGACAACAGCACAACACAGGCTATAGCAAAGTTCGGAGTAGCAACACAGAAGAGGATTGATAAGTTGAGGTTCAAGGTATGACACCTGAAGAACTAATCTATTCCCTCCTCAAGTCGTTCTGTGATGGACGGGTAACACCTATTCAGGCAGTGCAGGCGGGGGCGTTTCCTTACATTACTTACCAACGTATCTCTACGGCTCCAATAACAGAGCTAAAGGGCGATACAGGGGCAGGCTTTGTGCGTATGCAGATCGATATAGTAGGATCGACCTACGAACAGATAAGGCCACTTGCAAGGCTCGTAAGGGCAGCTTGTAAGGACGACATGAATATTCAGAATCAACTAGACCAATCAGAGCCAGAGAGAGACATTTACCGGATAATTCAAGACTATACTATTTTTGAGGAAGGATTTTAACAATGAGCGAAATAATCAACGCACAACAGACAAAGATTGAAGTCGAGTCTGCCGTATCTGGTTCATGGCTTGAGCTTGTAGGCACAAGTATCACAGGTCTAGGCAGTGGCACACCAACGATCATCGACGTGACAACGCTGAAAAGCACAGCAAAAGAGAAAAGAAAAGGGCTTATTGATGAGGGTCAGTGCACTTTGGGCTTCAACTATGACCCCGCCGATGCAGCACAGCAGAGACTCCTAGCATTGCTTGCAGATACAGATCCAGGCAACTTTAGAGTCACACTTACAGACATAGGCGCAGAGGTCTTGACATTTGCCGCTCTCGTTCTCAACGTGCCTTTGAATGATGTAACACCCGATACAGTCTACACATCATCAGCGCAGCTTGAGATCACAAGCAAGATCACAAGAACATAATTAATGTGCAGGGCGGGGTGATACCTCGCTCTGCCCCCTATTAACAATGCGGAGGTATACGCATGACTATTGAAATTAAACAGATGAGCATGGCAAACTTTCAGAAAATGCACAATGAATTGCTCGGAGAAGACGATCTTGAGAACGGTATTATCATCGTTTCTCTATCATCATCATTAAGCATTAAAGAGATCAAAGAAATGCCATTCAGGGAAGTTACAGAGCTGATGAACAGGGCCGCAGAGGTTAACGGGTTCACAATAAAGGGCGCAGAAAAAAACTTGTCGGAAACGTCTATAAGCTCAGAGCCATGCACGTTGCACACAGACTCGGAAAAACAGTCGGAGAATTGCTCAGAGGAATAGACAGCCCCTCTGAAATAGGGGAGTGGCTGTCGTTTTTTGGCAATCCACATCTAGTAAAAGAACCCCCTAAACCCCCCGTAAAATCGAACGCAGACATCAGGGCATGGGTAGACAGACATAACAACCAGGTGAAAGGTTAGACAATGGCAACAAAGATCGGCAATTTACAGATTCAAGTAGGGGCCAATGTCGCACAGATCACGAAGGATGTCGGGAAGATACAGAAGAACATTAAAACGTCTATGTCTGCCGTTCAAAAGGCTGTTGCACAAGTCAAGACTGCCATGGGTGCTATGTTTACGGGCTATGCTCTCAGGGCCGCCATTAACTACGGCAAAGGCTTGATTGACGATGCCGATGCAATGTCTAAGCTCGCACAAAAAACAGGTGTCACGGTTGAGGCTTTGTCATCTATGGGCCATGCTGCGGAGCTTTCGGGCGCTAATGTAGGCATACTTTCAAAGGCTTTTAAAACACTTGCTAAAAATTCCAACGATACAAAAGATGGAGTCGGTGAAGCTAAAGACGCATTTGAAGAACTAGGTATATCAGTCACACAAGAAGATGGCTCACTTAAAACATTAGACGCCATCATGCTTGATGTTGCTGACTCCATCTCTAAGATGACCGACTCCACGCAACAGGCCGCCTTTGCCTCTGACATCTTTGGTCGTTCAGGGTTCGAGCTTCTGCCCATGCTGAAACAGGGTAAAGAGGGCATCAAGAAGATGACCGATGAAGCCGATCAACTAGGCATCACCATCGGCACAGACTTTGCAAAGGAATCAGAGAAAGCCAATGACGCAGTAACAAAGCTTAAAGGGGCTTTTGATGGTCTCGTCAGGGTTGGACTTGTAGACGTTGCCACATCATTAACAGATGTTGCTAATGGTATGACTATGATCGTTACATCGGTCAAGGACTTCAACGAGACTGACACAGGCAAAGCAATCGCATTTATAAGCAGCCTTAATAATCCATTGAAGCTTTATACGAAGGCACTAGAAGCAGCAGCGAGAGCAAGAGATATCTTGGTTTTTGGCCCTGATGTTGGTGCCGATACCGATTTTGTTGACTCTCTTAATAATACGGATTGGGATGGTTTGAAGGATGGCTCCGAAGAGGCAGGCAAGCGATTAAGGCGTGCTCTTGTAGATAGTGCAAATGAAGCATTTGAGGGAGCGCTAGACGACACTAACTCGGATGCTTATTGGTCAATGCTCGGTCAAGACATAAGCGCAGGCGTTAAGTCTGTAGTTCCTGAGATAGTAACGTCATGGTCAGCCATCGGTGAGGGTGCAAAGCAAGCCTTTGAGGTGACAGAAGACGCCTCTATGGGTATGACTGCCACATTCAGAGGCGTATCTAGCGCTATAGACGACTTTGCAGAAGGTACAAAAGTATCATTCACAAGCATGGTCAATAGTATATTAAAAGACTTCTTTAAACTCAAAGCGCAGAACTTAGCAATGAGTATATTGGGTGGCTTATTTAGCGGTGGAGGCTCATCAAGTGCAGCTAAACCATCGGGCATAATGGCAGATCTTGAAATGGTGCCACTTCCTCATGCTAACGGCGGTATAATCGCATCTCCTACAGTCGCATTAATGGGCGAGGCAGGAGCGGAAGCCGTATTACCGTTAACCACTATAAACGGTAAAATGGGAGTCGCAGCCACAGGTGGGGGAGGCAAGATGATCGTTAACATTATCAATAAGTCAGACGCCTCCATCACAGCAACAGAATCAACCTCTGTAAATGGGGATGTCCTTGACATTATGATCACCAACAAAATTAACCAGGCAGGCTACAACGGGGATCTTAATAGCATGATGAAAACAGTATTTAACGTATCAGCACAAGGGGTGAATAGATAATGGCTATATGGCCCGCAAGTATACAACAAGAGCCACTCTTTGAGGGACTCGAAGAAGATCCCAAAGATAACGTAATCGTCGGCTCTATCCCCGCAGGGCAGGACAAACGGCGAAAGATATCCACGGCGGTAACAACAAAATGGAACGTCAACTTAGTGCTGACAGAGACAGAATATAAAACGCTGAGAGCCTTCTATAATTCAAACACTGTTACTGAGTTCCTATGGGTTGATCCTGAAGACTTATCAGCTGCAAATGTAGTGTTTGCAAGCCGACCTAAAATGCTACGCAGAGAAGGCGATTTAAGGCTGATTGGCTTTATAATTGAGGTACAACTATAATGGCTAGAGCACTATCAACCACAGCGATTAAGGCCATGATGTCAGCTCGTACAGAAGAGGTGTTTTTAACGCTTCTAAAGCTCGATCACGCTGACTGGGCTAGCCCCGTTTATCTTGTTAACGACACACAGCAACTAACGTCAGGTGGCAATATACACAACCCTTTTCCGTTTAATATCATCTTTCCGTCAGAGAGCAAAGAAAATCCTAACGCTAAATGTACGCTAGAGATAGACGCAACAGACAGATCTATTATTGAGCTTATAAGGTCAGCCCCTTATGACATGACGTGCGCTGTGTCTCTTATAATTGCCTCAGAGCCTGATACAATATTAGTCGGCCCTATGGAGTACAAACTTGCAGGGTGGAGCGTTCCTGATGGAGGCACAGTGGCAAAAACGACACTAGAATCAGCTAACATATTGTCTGAGAGAATAGGCGGACATACTTTCAACCCGTCAGAATATCCTGGGTGCTTTTAATGCGTGACTACACAGCGATCCCATACAAAGAACACGGACGAACAATTGAAGGCTTAGACTGCTACGGGCTTGTGTGTCTCTATTACAAAGATAATTTTAATGTGGATCTCATGGACTTTGATTATCAGCCCACAGTAGAAGACATGGCACGAATCGTCGAAGGTAATTATGCAGAGGAATGGGCAGAAGTAAACACCCCACGTAAGCATGACATGTTGCTATTGAGGCAGCTTAAAGAGGTCTCACATGTTGGAGTAATGATAGACGATCATCGCTTCATGCACTGTGAAGAGGGCATCGGCGTTACTGTTGTCAACGTATCAGACTGCAAATGGAAGCGGCGAATCGCTAAAGTAATGCGGTACAAACACCACGGCACAGTCGCAACTATCCCTACAGTCATGGCAATGCCGAAGATTACAACAACGATTGCAGGCGTTAGCATAGCGCAGATAGTAGCAGATAACCTACCTGCAGAAGTGCACAAAAATACTATCGTTACTGTATGCGGTCAGCAGGTGCCTCCTGAATATTGGGAGACTAGCACGATCAAAGAGGGTGCAGTTGTTCATCTTGCGGTAGTGCCAAAGGGTGGAGCGAAAGATATCTTGCGTGTGGTCTTGTCTATCGCTGTAGTTGCATTTACAGCAGGCATCGGAGGCGGTGCATTTGGAGGTCTTGTGGGCTACAGTTCAACAAGTATAGCTATTGCAAGGGGGGTGGCTTCCCTCGTCGGTATGTTGCTTGTTAATGCTCTTGTGCCACCTTCACAAATACAATATGACGATCTCAACCAATCAAAAATCCCGCAGGCGTACAGTATCACGGGTGCAAGCAATCAGTTAAAGCAATTCGGTTATGTTCCTGTTATTATCGGCAAAATGAGATACGTGCCACCATTCGGAATTAAGCCCTACACCCTTATAAAAGGCGACGATCAATATCTGCATTGTTGTTTTGTTGTAGAAGGTGATTACACAGTAACAGAGCCAAAGATCGGTGATACTCTTTTAACAGAGTTTGAAGATTATGATTACCTCGTAACAACATCGGCAACGCCTCCTGTTTGGTATTATAGGGGCATAGACGAGCAGCAACTATCAGTAGACCTTACGCAAACAGATGGCCCACAAGTCAGGACTACAGCAGCCAACACAGAGGCCGCAAACATAGATATCTACTTTGCTCAAGGGCTTGTTAAATATGATGATGAGGGTAACCCTACAAACAGATCGGTGCTATGCGAAATTAAGTATAGATCCACAGGTGTAGGCTCGTATGCTAACGCAGTAGGCTATCATGTGTCAGGCATAACGATTACAACGGCAGGGGCTGGCTATAATGCCGGATGGCACACGTTGGATTATATATGGTCTGCAGCATACAAAGGGCAAGAGTTGCCATCAGCGAGGGCTTATGTTGGATTCCTTAATAACCGTGTTTCTAAGATTGAGATCCTATCGTCAGGAAACGGACTTGATCATACTCCTGCATTTACAATGCCAGCAAGCGCAGGAACACCAACAACAGCGGCAGTTTTTACAACGGTTGTAACTGATGGATGGCTATTTAAAGAGGCTAATCCACAGCTTGTCAGACGTGGAATCGATCTATATATCCCTACATCGGGGCAGTATGATATACAATGCGAGCGCATAACAGCAGATAGCACATCAACTAGAGTTAAGGATCTGATGACGTGGACGGCTCTCAGGAGCAAGGACAGCACATCCCCGATCAATGTTACCTACACGCTCACAAGAATCTATCTCCGTATGAAGGCCAATGGTCAGCTTAATGGTGTTATCAATAACTTTTCCGCTATTTTTGACGATGGAAACAGCAACCCCGAAGATGGTTACATAGCAGCACTAACGGGAGATTATACCCCTGTACCCGTAACAACAGGCGATATTAACACAACACAGCTCGCTCTATGGGGTACTTTCTGCGACACTAACGGGCTAGAGTTTAACTGTGTTATTGACAATAGCATGCTTATAGCTGACTTCATGCAGTCAATTTGCAGCGCAGGCATGGCAGCATACTCACGACCCGATAACTTGCACAGCGTAATTATAGATGAGGCTCAAACAACAGTTAGGCAGACCTTTGCGGCGGCTAACGTCAATTCATTCGCTATGAGCGGATCGCTGATGGAACTTCCTCATGCTCTCAGGGTGCAGTTTACAGATAAAGATAATGGCTACACTCAGGGTGAGGTTATTGTATATCAAGGCAGCTATACATCATCAACGGCGACTAAGTTTGAAGTGTTGTCGTTGTTTGGTGTGACACCCTCAGATCAGGCTTGGAAACTTGCGAAAAGATATCTAGCTGTCGGTGAGTATCAAAAGGAAAACTTTACTATAGGCGTTGATCTTGAATGGCTTGCGTGCAACCGTGGAGACTTAATCAGATACTCTCATCATGTGCCACAAATTGGGCAGGGTAGTGGTAGAATAACATCTATCGGGGCTGATTATGTAGAACTTGATGAGCAGATGGATCTTGACGGTGCTAAAACATATGTGATGGTGTTCCGGAAAGAGGATAATACCTCTGTTAATGTAACGCTCACAGCCTCACAGGATGGCGAAACTAGGCAATATTACATGGTAGTCCCTGCGGGCATTAAGCGAGGCGACATGGCGAGCCTTTACTTGTCAGACTCAGTTAGCACAGGACTAGGCTTGGTCATAGAGATAGCGACAAGTACAGACCTTAAGGCGGCTCTTACTTGTGTACCTTATAGCGACAATGTTTATACAAGCTTTACCGGGGCTATCCCTGCATACACCCCACCAGGTGTTATCGCTAAACAACTTAATCCCCCTCGTTCACTTGCAAGCCTAGAATATCTTTATCTTGAGAATGGCTCAGTTATGCAAGGCGTCACGCTTACATGGCTACACTCTGACAACACATTACCTGATTACTACGAGATACAAGTATTAATGCCTAATAGCTCTGTTTATGAGGCTGTAGGGACAACTCAGGAAGCAAGGATAAGCCTTGCCGATACTTCAGCAGGAACTTATTCGTTCAGAGT